TGATTCTGGAGATGTTGTTAAGGCTTATCAGGACTGGTCAACACTATGTTATGTTGTATCAAAGTCTGGGGCTAGAAAATTATATGACTACGTTTGTAAAAATGGAATGGACTATCCAACAGATTGGTTTATATTCCGTCATGCAGATGAACATAATTTTAATGTATTTACATTACATCCAGAATGTAATTTGCCAGTATGTATTGATGAAAGTCAGCCATCCTTAGTTCAGAATACAGAGAAAATATGATACTAGGAGTACTTCCCGCTTCTGGAAAGGCATCAAGACTAGGAGGAATACCAAAATTTTGTCTGCCCATAAATGACAATCAAACACTTCTTGAGTGGCATGTAGATAGAATGAAAGAAGTATGCGATGATATTAGAATTTCTACTAGAGAAATGTGGCTACCAATAGTTGAGAGGTTCGACCTTGATGTAGAAATATTCATTGTTGAGCCATCAAGTATGGCTGATGCCATATTGAAAACTTGTGATAATAAATCGGATAAGGTTGTAATTGGGATGCCAGATACCTTTATATCAGGAAGCAAGGATAATTTTTACGGAAGAATGATAGAAAATGATTCTCAAGTAGTTCTGGCATCATGGGAATGTGATGAATTTTTAAAGGGTAAAGTAGGACAAATAGAATCATTGGGAGATAAAGTATTAAGCATTATCGATAAGGATTCAAGTTGCCCGTTTGAAAGAATGTGGGGAGCGATATACTTAAATGAAACTGTAGAATTGCTAGACCCTAAGGAAGATGTTATAGGTGATCAGTTCAATTCTTGGATAAAAGATGGGGTAGTAACTACCCATGCTCCATGTTCTGGTAGTTATATTGATGCTGGTACTTTTAGTGGACTGAAAAGGATGTACTCTGAATTATGAAATCGTTAAAAGAATATCTGCAATCTGGAAGATTATCTTACTCACAAAATAACCAAGATTTATTAGTGACTTACTATTATGGTGATCGTCCAGGATTTTTTGTAGAGTTTGGTGCTATGGATGGTATAGAATTAAGCAATACTTTACTTTTAGAAAAATATTATGGATGGACTGGTATAGTAGCAGAGCCATTACCAATATTCTCTGATGAAATATCTAAAAACAGGTCTTGTAGTATTGAGTATAAGTGTGTATCAAATAAAAGCGGGGACGTTGTAGAATTTTATGAAACATCATTTCCAGCACTTTCAACAATTTCAGATTATGCATATAGTGATCATTGGGGAAAAACTAGAGAAGATCATATAGTTCATAAAATTGAAACTATATCTTTGAAAGACATGCTTAGTAAGCACAACGCACCAAGTATTGTTGACTATTTATCAATAGATACTGAGGGTTCGGAATTTGATATTCTATCGGCCTTTGACTTTTCTACAAGATTTAACATAATAACATGTGAGCATAATAATTCAAGTATGCAAGAACCAATATATAAATTATTAACTTCACATGGATATAAAAGAATATATCCAGAGATATCAGCGTGGGAAGACTGGTATGTTCATGAAGATTTTATTTAATAAATTAAATATTAATGTAAGGATTAATTCAAGTCTCAGAGAAAGTAGGACACATGCCAAACATTAATACTGAAAAAGAAATATCTATAGTTTGCAAAGAAATAGAAGAATTACTTATTAAAAAGAATCGCGCCTATGGAAACTCCGCGCTTGACCCAGTAAGAATATTTTCTCAAGCAGATGCCACAGAGCAAATTAAAGTTCGTATAGATGATAAACTTAGCAGATTTGCCAATGGTGGGGAGTTTCCTGGAGATAATGACATTGACGACTTAATAGGTTATCTGGTATTATTAAAGGTAGCACTAAGGAATAACTGGAGATAGAATGCCTCTTTACACCTATTCATGTATTAACTGTGATAGTGACGAAGAAAGACTAGCAAGCATCTCAGCGCGGGACGAGCAAAAGTGTGCGGGATGTGGCTATAGTTTAATTAGATCTATTGACCGTCCAGGTATGGTATGGAGCCCTACCCGCAACGGTGGATATTCACTCTAAGGAGATATAATGCCTCGTCAGAAAAAGGTTTATGAATACATTCCTTACAGCATGAATCCAGATATCACAGTATATTATGAACTGCCTTTCATGAAAGATGTAATTAAGCCAGGTGACCAGATTAAGTTTAAAAATATTAAGTCGATATATACCTTTATACATATGGCACACAATGAAAAGTTAGATGTTACTTGGATTGATTGTCGGGATAGCGCTACTGGAGAGTATAGATCATTTTATGTAGACCGTCTAAAAACTGTAGTTAGGGCTAAGAAGAGCAGAAGGAAGAAGCAACTTGTCAGAGATTGAACTAACTAGTTCATTTGATCAAATGAATCTGGTAGTAGAAGAATTACTCAAGGGTAAGAATCCAACGGACATATCTAAGTTCCTTGGAATTAAAAGATCACAAGTTTTAGAGCATATCGATACCTGGCGTGAACTAGTATCTGGAGATAGTAGAATTAGAGAGCGAGCCAAGGAAGCCTTGGCTGGTGCTGATCAGCATTACTCTATGATAATTCAGCGTGCATGGGAGACTGTAGACCAGGCAGATGCAAATCAACAGTACAACACAAAGGCCAGCGCTCTAAAAATGATCGCTGATGTTGAGCAAAAAAGAATTGATATGCTTCAGAAGGCTGGACTTCTAGAAAATAATGAAATGTCTGCCCAACTTCTAGAGACAGAGCGTAAGCAAGAAATTCTTATGAATATTCTAAAGGAAGTAACCTCCGAATGTAATCATTGCAAAGTGGAGGTTGCTAAAAGATTATCAGAGGTTACTGGTAGGGTAGAATCAATTGATTGATTTTAGTGACTTTATAGAAGCACTTGATGACGATAAGTTTGAGGAAACTCCAGCCACAATAGAAGAATTTGTCACAGATAAAAGATACTTAGACCTTCCCCCACTTTCAGATTATCAATATCAAGCAATTAAATCTATGACTCAAATCTATGACAAGGATACTTTAATTAAATGGGTGGGTGAAGAAGAGGCAATAAAAAGATGGAACCAGACATGCAAGGAAGTAATTCTTCAGATAGGCAAGGGCGGCGGTAAGGACTTTATCTCTACTATCGGATGCGCCTACGTTGTCCACCTTTTATTGTGTCTTAATGACCCAGCCAAATATTATGGGAAACCGCCAGGAGATTCAATTGACATTATTAACATTGCTATCAATGCTGTCCAGGCAAATAGAGTATTCTTTAAAGGATTCAAGCGCATCATTGAAAAGTCAGCCTGGTTCCAGGGAAGATATATCCCAAAGGCTAACAGTATCGAATTTGATAAAGAAATAACTGTCCATTCAGGACACTCAGAAGCAGAATCGTGGGAGGGGTACAATGTTCTCCTTGCCATCCTTGACGAAATATCAGGCTTTGAACTAGAAAATACCACAGGAAGACAGAGCCCAAAAACCTCTGCGGCTATCTATAAAATGTATAGGGCATCTGTTAACTCTCGCTTCCCAGACTTTGGCAAAGTTATCATGCTTTCGTTCCCACGATTTAAGAATGACTTTATCCAGCAAAAATATAATGATGCAGTAGCAGAGAAAGAAACTATAGTTAAGTCTCATAGTTTTAAAATTGATCCAGACCTACCAGATGGACACGACGGTAATGAATTCACTATTGAGTGGGAAGAAGATCATATTGTTTCGTACGCTTTGCCACATATATTTGCACTAAAGCGCCCTACCTGGGAATTTAATCCCACAAGAAAAATACAAGACTTTACAATTGCATTTTATGATGACCCTTTAGATTCTCTGATGAGATTTGCCTGTATGCCTCCAGAGGCTACAGATGCTTTTTTCAAGTCACGGGAAAAGATAGAAAAGGCTTTTAGTAATCCTAAGTTTGCAGTAGATAATGGTGGAAGATTCTCAGAATGGTTTAAACCAGAGGAGGGACGCCAGTATTTTGTTCATGTTGACTTAGCCCAAAAGCATGACAATTGTGCTGTGGCTATGGCCCACATTGAAGGGTGGGTACAGATGAAGATCGCTGGCACAATGACAGAAGCAGCCCCTAGAGTTATCGTAGACGCTGTAAGATATTGGCAACCAACATCTACCAATAGTGTCGATTTATCAGAGGTAAAAGACTACATTATTGAATTAAGAGAGCGTGGATTTAACCTTGGCGTGGTTACATTCGACAGATGGAACTCACATGACATGATGCAGCAGTTAAAGCATTATGGAATTAATACAGAATTATTATCTGTTGCTAAAAAACATTATGAAGATATGTCTCTTCTTATAACAGAGGAAAGGGTCTATGGCCCAGAACTTAAATTATTGATAGATGAATTATTGCAATTAAGGATACGCGGTGATAAAGTTGACCACCCTAGAAAGGGAAGCAAGGACTTGGCTGATGCCGTATGTGGCGCGGTTTATAATGCGATTGCTCGCTCTAGAAGAGATTCGCTACAAGAAATCGAAATCTATTCGTACGATATGCTTGAACAAGATAGCGAAGAAGAGTTAAAATTAAGGATGGGTCGGAAGCATAACAGCGAATTAATAATCCCTCCCGCTCTACAAAATGCTATTGACAGCATGGAAATAATTTAATATAGTAGTTGTTACGGGGCGGTGGCCAAGTTGGTGAAGGCGTCACTCTTATAAGGTGAAGATCGTGAGTTCAAGTCTCACCCGCCCTACGGTTGCAGATGGCAATATCTTAGGATGGTGTAGTTACATACAAATATCCCGTTATAGCGAGTCTGTGCGAGTTGAAAGCGTTGAATTCGTTTCTAGCGTCTTTCGTGCGTAAGAGGGTTCGTAGCCATCTGCAACTTGCGGGATGTGGCGCAGTTTGGTAGCGCACCTGTTTTGGGAACAGGGGGCCGAAGGTTCAAATCCTTTCATCCCGACATG